CCATTCTCTAGCTCGATATCACCCTTGTTCCATGTAGTAACACCTTGTTGTAACCAGCTTGGAAGACTTTCAAACATAGTCTGATAGCGGTCAAGCACTTCTCGAGCTGCTGCAGCTTTGTTAGCAAGAATAGCAACTGTCTTGGAAGATTGAAATAGCGTATACCAAAGTATGTAAGCAGCAGAGGTAGTAGTTTTACCCTGCTGACGTCCTTCCATGAGAATAACTTTACGATTCTCATGAATTACTTTGATTTTATTTACTTGACATGGGTATAGATCGAAAGGCTGCAAGCCATGATCTAGTGTTACTATTTTACAATAACTTCTAATAAAATATACAGGATCATCAGCACATTTGACATATTCACTGATTTGATGTTCAGTATACGAGATCTGTTGACCTGCACCCTTTAGGTTAGAATTGTTGTTATAAAATTTTACAAGTGCTGAAATCATGTGTATAATGTATCTTGGATACTAATCATTAAGTGTTTTCTACTATTAATTCTACAATAGTTCCATCACTAGATTCTCCTTCAGCCTCATGTAAGAAGAAATTAGTATCAATATCTAAACTAGCATTACGGACATCTACAAACGTATGATTAATTACCTTGCCGTTAGTTAGAGGTCCATACATATTAGCTTTAAGAGTGAATGTCAACGAGTAAGTAACAAATCTTCTCTGATTAAAATCTCCGTCATAGTCATCTTGGATAGACACACTATTCATAATGATAGGCACATCCATGATAAAATCTGTGTCATCAATAGGTTTCAATGACAGAGTGTATTCTGGCGTGAAGAATGGTAGAATCTGTTCTACGATTTGAAGAGCGTCTTCTTGTGTCTTTGTTAAAATATACAATGATATGTCAAAGTTATATGGTACTGGTGAATACACCTTGCCAACGCTGTCGGCTCCATCTCCACATGTGATGTACGACATTCTGTTAGCTTTGCGTGCAGCATCATAACTCATTGAAGTAATTTCAAATGACATACGCGGCAGTGTTGTATATGTGTGTGAATCCAAATTTGGATCTTGATCTATACGAACAATCCATTTTTCTTTTGGAGCATAAGAAATCGGAATTTGAAGAGTCTGTATAACAACTCCATCTTTCTGTCGAGCAATCTTTACATCGCTGAATAAGCTACCAAAGGCTACAATTAGCTTTCGTGTAATTTGATGATAGAAAATATTGTTGCTAATCATCTTATTCTCCGAATGGATTGCCAGAATCAAAGACAACATTTACAGCTTCTGTCTTAAACGAATTATTGTCACCATATGAATTAGGTTTATCTATGTTCACATGTACTGTAGCTGTAGCGGTTGCAGTAACTCCTGATGTTGGAGCTGACATTGTTACAGTTGGAACAGACGTGTAACCAGATCCAGGATTTGTGACAGTAACTTTAATAACTTTTCCAGCGGTAGATGCAGTTCCTAGCGTTGCTACAGCAGTAGCGCCTAGACCACCTCCGGCGCTTATCGTTACAGTTGGAACAGAAGTATAACCAGAACCTTGATTAACTACGCTTATGCTCAAGACTTCACCATATGCAGATCGTGTAACATCAGTTGAAAAAGTCTTTAGAGATTCGAATGCATCAAGAGTATCAATACCTGTATCAATATTTTCAGATGCGTATTGGAATAGTTCTACTTCAAGACGGAAGACATATAGTTTACCAAGCTGATAGAATGGATCTTGATGTTCAACAAACTTTATTTCAAACAACCCGTTAGTCAACGGAAAATATAGTAGGTCACCCTCGGCTGGTCTATTAGGAAGAGTAGCATCAGCATGTTTACCAACCAGTCGTTGCCATGTGCGGCGTGCTACAGTAAGAGTAGCAGACTGTTCCATCATAAGACCAAACTTATTGATAAATGCTCCTTGACCTTCGAATCCAGAAACAGATTCAAGATACATTTCAATTGGATATGCATTCTTAAACTGTGATAGTCTATCTTCTCCGAGGATTTCATCCTTTGCAATAAGGATCCTCGGGATATAATACATATCCTGACCGTAAATTGTGATAGACTCTATAACAAGATCTTCTAAAAGATTCTGTTCGTTTCTAGTGCCATTGCTGAAATATACATTTCTCATCTTTATCCCAGGAAGAATTCTAATGGAGCCGATTTGCGCTCAATAGTGTCCTCAAGATCTTTTATTTCTTGTGTTGCTTCTGCGTATAGTTTATCGCCGTCGATAGTAACACCACCAGGTAGTTGTAAACCACTAAACTTCTTGATGTTTGTTGCCCATTGCTTTTTTAACAGCGCAGTAGAGTAATGCTTTAACCAAGAGTCGCCATACACTGATGTGTAAGTAACTGGATCTAACGCGCGATAGCATTCGACTAAAATATACGTGCCTACTGGAATATTGTCTACCCACGAGTCGTCTATATAAAGCCTTCCAGTTCTACGATTAAATCTATAGAGTGGATTACCGTTTAATGTATAGTCTAACAGAGAAAGATGATTCATCACTTGTTGGTAATAGATCACCGACACCGAAGTCAAGTCGTACAAATCATTCAAACGAAGCTGATACTGCAAGTTAAACATCGACTTTGAAGTACCAGTGCCTGCTGCAACTGGAAATACACGAGTTACACCATAGACATAATCTGGAACTGGAATCCATCCGTTAGTTACATTCTCCGCGGTAACTAAATGCTTCAAGTATAATTTTTCAATACCATCATAATGGTAGACTCTATAGTGTTCGATCGCTTCGTCGATACGATCTTCAATCTGTTGCTCATCTAAGTTAGTCTCAATGACGGGTTCGCCAAGAGCTCTTAAGCAATAATCGATTAAACCTTGTCGTGTTGTGACTGCCATATTAGATATTCCGTAATGTTTAAATTGGTGCAGATGGCCATTGTAGATTAAATGGATATTCAGGTTGATCTGATATGTCTCTTAATTGTTGACGATAAAAAGCCCATGCTTCTTTATCTATAAAAACATCGGATAATTGTGTCCAATCTGAACTGGCTAATAGTGCATTTCTTTGACTAATAACCGTTTGTTCTTCATTGCGTCTTATTTCTAATTTTTCTGAATCAGATAATTCTTTAATTGACCATTGTCTACACCACAATGAATTTATCAATTGCGGTTCAATTTCAATATATGCTTGTGTAGTTTTATTATATTCCGGAATAGGTTGATCTATAACTCGAAATACATTAAAGTCTTTTAACAATTCATCGTTTTGATAAAGAATATTGATTTCTGGAAATGATGTATTTGGATAATCCATTAACAACTTGGACAGTGAATACGGATATTCAGTACTATTAGTATTTATTTTTATAAACATATCAATTCCTTAATTGCTTTTATATATAGCGCTGCCATTATCAACTACTCCTATAAAATTTACACCATCCCAAATAATACTATTAACAGTTGACACTAGTGGTGATGCTAATTTCCAATCACTAATTTTACTACCAGCGTAGTAGAATGGGCCACCGCTCATACTAGATCCAGATGCGTAAGATAAGTTTGTATTGCTTAAATTACTAACAACACGAATAGGATTATAAAAACTTCTTGCAGCATCGAGTAGTGATATATTTATAATATTATCGACTGACGAATATATATCATTGTTTGCTGGATTACCCTTTAATACTAATAAATTTCCAGCACCGATACACACATAATCTCCATTGGCAATATATGATATTGTAGAGTAATTTGTATCTCTTCCATGTCGAGTAAAACCATCTGCAATACTAGTACTTACTTGATGCGAAAAATTAATTGTTCCGCTAATTCCTGCAGCAAACGCAACTTTACCATCTCCAATATTACACACACGATATGTTGAAGAATCTCCTAATGTTGGAGATTCTACTATGGCAGTCCAATTTATTCCGTTAGTCGAATAAATTGGTGCTCCAAACCTTGTCATACAAATATTATTACCTATTAGCGCGGCGTGAATACACGAAAAACGCTGGCTTATTGTATCTAACGGGTTATTAACAATGGACCAATTAGTACCATCATACACATAAGAATTACCGCTATATGAAAATGCATATAATTTTCCATATGCTACTACAAAATTCCCAAAAGATTGACTAGTACCTGCAGCTGTATTGTCAAACTCATCAACCCATGTAGTCATATCTAAACTTTTTATGATTTTGCCATTTCTAAGATACGCATAATAATATGAGTTATAGAATTCTAAAGATAATATGCCAGTACTGGCATATAGTGAACTTACAGATTTTTGGATCCATGTTGCGCCATCAGTCGATATTGCAAAAGTGCCAGCAGTACTACTAGCCACTGCGCACATGAAATATCCATTTACATATTGTAAATCCTGAATATTTCCAGATGAGTAATTCGATTTGATCCATGTAGTTCCATTAACAGTATCTGTGGAATAATATGTTTCATTTGAACCAGTTGCTACAGCAATAGTAGAGGTTGGATTTGTTATAATAAACCGACCACTTTGGAATTGCCCGAAACTAGATGAAAACAGTGGGTTCCACAGTGCTTTTATATTAGATGAATAATATAAAAGACTATATGGAGAAGTACTAGTGTTAACACGATCACCTGTTGCAATATATTTGCCAGCAAACTTAATAATATCCTTAAGTACTGGATAATATTGATTTAATGTCCAGGTGATTCCATTAGATGATGTTGATATGATATGGTTTGCACCAACAGCAATAAATTGATTACGAGTAGAATCCCAAGTAACGTCTAAAATGTTTTGATCATACGTGGTTATAGTGCTTGCAGTCCAAGTAGATCCATTATTTGTACTATACACTAATTTACCACCACTGCCAAGAGAAACTATTGTTCCAGCATTATTAGAGGCAATAGCATTTAATGCTCTAGTAGTATCAGTATATGTTCTAACCCAATCAATACCATTTGTGCTATATGAAATTTCATTATAGTTAGAAGATCCATAACCAACGGTAAAATATTTATTGCTAAAAGAATCCCATAATATATCTTTGTATGATATTGTTGTATTAGTGTTTCCACTTACATTTGAAAGTGTCCAATTTATACTATCATTACTATAACCGATATACGCACCGGCTATAGCTTGAGTAGCTACGTATTTTGCACTAGCTGTAGATGAATATGCCAATTTGTTAGGTTTAGAAGCTCGTATGCCAATAAAATTAGCATATTGTGATATGTTTGAGCCATACGCATAAGAACTACTATCGCCAATTATTAAATATTTATTAGTCGCTGATGCACTATAATATCCGGCATACATTTGTAATCCAAGCATATTTGGCATAGGAATAAATGTCATAGTAATGCCATCAGTGCTACTATACACTCCTCCAGAAGTTGGTATGTATATAGTATTTTGATCATAGAAAAAATCATAAATGTTTTGATTTGTACCTACGATTCCGGACTGAGTCCAAGTGATGCCATTAGGACTTGTGAATATATACGAAGAATTTCCAACCGCTACAAATTTATTTAAAAATGGTACCCATTTTACTCTATTCAAACTGCTAGCATTGCCACCAGTTCCATTACTTGAGGTCCACGTAAAACCGTCGGTACTATATCGTGGTATAGAGCTTTGGCCTACTGCGACATATCTACTATTTCCATATGCAATATCATAGACATTGAATCCCATTGTAGATTGATATACACTCCATGAAGTTCCATTGTAACTAATCCAAAGCTGTTGATTCCAATCGCCCGCGAAATATTTGCCATCTAAATATGCAAAACTATTTGCGTTTACAGGACCAGGAGCAGTTGCAGTATAAGTCCATGAGATTCCATTAACACTTATATAATAGCCACTATTTGTATATCTAATAAATCTATTATTAGCACTATCCCACATAATATCATTAGTTTGATCTGTTATAGGCACTACTACAGCAGGAGTGCTTGGTTCTGCAGAATATACTAATATATTATTACCAGCACCACCAAACCCACGAAAGCTTGAATATGCTATGTTTATGCTATTATCAGTATTGCTTACTATTCTTTTTGGTGTTGCAGCGCTAACAATTTGCGTCCAAGTTTTACCCTGTGGCGCCTTACTCGCGCTTGCCATTAATAATCGTTGAGATGTTATATCCATGCTAATTCTTACTGAGTATAATCAAGTATCGAAGCACCTCGCCAGGTAGTACCGCCATCATCTGTTACAAATATAAACATGTGCGTTTTAGAAGCTGTAAGTGTAGGTGCACTATCGCCAGGCCATTTAACATTAGTCGGCCATGTTATGGTACCAGATGTATAATTAACTTCTAAAGTAAAACTATACGCTACATTTTGCGGAGGACTGAAGAATTCTATAACGCAACTAGCACCAATAAATGCAGTATAATAATTGCTAAACTCACAATAAATTGTTCGCACGTTTGCACCAGCGCCGCTGCGATCACCGAGGGGCGAAAGCACGTTAACAGGCTGTTTGAAATTACCATTTAATGTAAGACCACCTTCGAATGAAGTGATATTTATTAGAGCTCGACTATCGTTGATTACATTGAATCCTGATATTTTAATTGCCATCTTCGTCTCCTTTTATTTGACTCGGCTATTGTTTATTTATAACACTCTACAATCTTAACATGACGCTTCGTGTTTCTACAAAAGAGATATCGATTACACTTCTGTTGGTGCTGCAGTTGTTGTTTCAGTCACGGGTGCCGCATCATTCAGTTCATAACTATATCTTTAATTGGGTTCAACAACCGGATTAACTGCTGTAGTAGATGATTCCATATATGGCCACACAATATTAAATGGATCTTCTTGTTTTGTAATATCTCTTAATTCTTGTACATAAGTGTCAATTAGTCTTATGTCATCAGTTAGTGGTAAGTCCAATCGAACTTCGCTTAAGTATCGTTGAATTCTCCAATCAAGTTCTTGAATCACTTGGTCTCTTATGATTCGAATTGATTTCCATTGCATATCTAAAACTTCTTGTTTTTCTGTGTCGGTCATTTCTAACAAGACCCATTCAATTCCAGTCCATTCTACTTTTTGAAAACGAGATGGAACTGGTTTTTCTTGTGTTATTATTGCGTAACCAGCAGATATAATTTCATCTTCGGTATACGTTGTGTTGTTAGTTCTAGTACTTCCATCTGCTAGTCTAATTCTATGAGGAAGACTATGAACTGGAGCTTGAGTGTTATATGAATAATACATGTTATGACCTTAAGCTGTTAATTTAAATTCTACTACTGGACGAAGGCCAGCACCAACTTGATTTCCGGTTATGCCATTAACAGTGTATGCGCCTGCACCGTCTGTTCGCTCAAAATAAATATTACCAGCACTAACACGAGTAGTACCAGTTGAACTATAGTTTGTAGGACATTGTCCCCATGCTATTGCAACTGACAGGCCCCCAGTTGCCAACCATACAAATGGAGTAGGAAATAAAATTTCTTTATAGGCTCCTCCAGTAAAACTTTGACTCTGTGGATCAGATACTATAGTATAACCTCCGCCCCCAGGATTCGATGTTGAAGTAAATGTTCCATTTTTCATGCCTACAGCATAACTTGGGTATGGTTGATTCGTCGGTTGGCTATTTACATAGAATCTTATACCATATAACGTTACATTTGAAGTTCCGAGTACGCTTTGCATTTCAGCCTGGGTATAAGCAAAACTAAGAAAATACCTACGATAATAGTTATTTACGATACCAGCCGCGGTTGTGGCGCCAAAATTAGTAAATGTACTTGGAGTATTAGACCAAGTTACTGCAGGTGCTGCAGCATCGGTTACAGTAATAGTAGAAGTAGTTGCTAATATAGGGCCAATAGTCGATCCAGATCTTAATGAAACAGAAAATGCTTCACCTTCAACAACGCCATCTGGAACAAGTGTTTTAGTAAAAGACCCAGTTCCGCTTGTAACTGAAAAACTACCAGATAATAATGAATCGGTAAAATCTGCCGTGCTCATAGTACCAGTGACGTTATTGACTGTGTAATATGCAGTCCCGGTAAAACTTCCAGATACAGTAACACTAAAAATTACGTTACCGTTACTGCCGCCGCCACCAACGCCTCCGCTGCCTTCTGTAACATTGACATTGCTAGGAGTAATAGTTCCAGTAGGAGTCTGACTCGTGTCATTTATAGTTAATGTCTGTGGAGCTCCTATAATAAATCCATTGTATGACAGTTGTGCGATTAAAGTTTCTGATCCTTCAGTAGTTGAATCGTTAACTATGGTGTATGCTGATCCAATGCTTGAAACGCCAGGGTTTCTGATAGTTGAAAAAAATAGTCCAGCAGTATCAGCAGCGACTGCAGTGCCACTATATGAAATATTAAAAGTCCATGTTGACCAAGTTCCACAATTTCCAAGCATAAAAGATAAGTACGTGTTTGATGTACCT